TGTTAGCAAGAGGTGTTCTTGCGTCGAATGATGCAGCAGCCTTAGCATTTGCTTCTGCTGTCATTTCTTTTTGTAGTCTGTCTGCGAATACAGCACCAAGGTTACCCTTGAATTGTTCTTCTAGTGCAGCAGCCTTGTAGACTTCGTAAGCAGCCTCTAGGTCAGATGCGCTAACTGAATCAGGGTGTAAGTATCCTTTTGCAACTTCTCCGCCACCAGCACTGTTTAGTTTACCAACAGCGTTAGTAGATGGTGAGCCGTTCTCTTGTGCACGACCTTTTACTTGTCCTGCGAAGTAGTCTGCTCCGTCACCGATTTGCTCAGGAGTGCTTCCCAAGTTCGCTTTACTAATGTCATCAAAGTGCTGTCTTGCTCCTGCAATGTCAACACCTTGTGATTTTAGTGTGTTCTCCATCCAGTCTAAGTAATCACTTGTGATTACATCACTGTATTCGTCTGACTTAGCGTACATGCCTTCTTTTTTATCTTCGTCAGCCATTTCTTTCGCTTCGTCTTTTTCTTCTTCTTTGTCGTCTTTTTTGTCTTCCATGTGCTCTTTTAAGCCGGGTGGCATTTCACCCTTTTCCATAGCGTCTAGTCGACCGTTCAATCTATCTAAAGTAGTAGATAGTTCTCCCAATACATTATCTTCGTTCATATTTGTGTCCTCCTTCAATATACGGAATGTCGCCTCCGGGTTAATACCTTTTTCGCAAATAGTGACTTCGTGTAGTTCCAGTTTGGAAATTTCTGTATAGTCACCATGTTGTTGGTCACTCTTTCGCATTCGCTTAAATGCTTGTCCTCCAATACTGAACCCACGCAGGGCACCTTTGCGAATTTCATTGGCTACTTCACGAGCCTTTTCTATGTCGTCTCTTAGTTTGATAACGACAAACATTCCAGCATCATCAACGCCGGACTTCCATACACGACCATCAGAGTCAGTGTAGTTTGGTATTACTTCTCCAACTTGTATGTTGGAGTGTGCGAGTTGAACATTTCTGTAGCCGTCTGCTTTCATAAAGTCGCCAAATGCGTTTTTCAAAGCACCTCTTGTAATCAAATCTCCTTGCTTGTCTACCATCTCTACAGATGCATAACCAGCGATTACAAGGTCATTGTCCGCCTTAACAATACTGATACTTCCACTGTGAGAAACAGCGGAGGTTCGTAGTGCCATTGCGGTAGCCATTGGCCTGTAGACAACATTCATACTATTTAACTAAGTACGAAAGGTAGCCTTGTCAGGAGTTATTTCTAAAATACCTTCTTTTGTGGGAACAGTCATGCGTTTATCGTCGTCCATATCTTCTGTTTCGGGTTCTATAGACTCGTCTTCGCCGGGTCTCTTTCTATTATCAAAGTCAGGCATAGTCTTTTCATCGTGTAAATTAGTAGGACCCATAGGTGATTCTATAGGTGTCGCATAACCTATACCTAATCCCATAGTACCTGTACTAGATTGACCAACTGCGCCTACTCCACTTTTGATAAACTTATCAATTAACAATAGCCCTTTTACAAGTACCTTTTGTTTTTGTTTTTTCTTCCACCAATTAGAACCTTCTATCTGCTTAGGTTCAATCAAAGGCTCTGCATCACCTTTTGACTCGTGAACTTCTTCTTTGATTTCTAAATTAGCCTTGAGTAAAGCACCTGCTATTGGACTCCAATATACTCTTTGACTCTCAGCAAGACGAATTAGATAACCATTAGAAGCCAGTGGACTATGTACTGTCCAAGCCTCACCCGACTGGGTTGCTTTGTAAACTACATCTCCTTGAGGCATAGTCACTCTAATGCCACTCTTGGCACGAGTTACTTCACAAAGCCATTGAGAATCTAAAGACTTGGCGAGCAAACTCAATGTTTCTCTGCTAACTAATCCTTCTCCTTCGGCCTCGTCTATAATTTCTGAGCCAGTTAAAGTGTAAACTGCATCTTCGTTCACAGTCTCTACCTTACTTACATTAGCAGCGTTGACTCTTACATGGTCACCTTCATTGTACTTTTCAGGACTGTTAAATGCTACACCAATATCCATGTAGGTTTTACCCTCAGACTCGACAGCCCTGTTACCTATGTTTTCTTCTTGAGTAATTGGACCTGTACCAAGTCTGTATGTATAAGGACCATTGCCTCTTCTTTCTAAAACTCTAAGCACTACATCTCTGCCCGGTCTAAGCATAACCCACTTAGGATGCCTTAATTCTCCTGCCATGTAAACTGACTTAGCATCTCTAAGTAGTATCTGCTCGTGGTCTTTTCGCAAGTCGTCTATTACTGATTTCAAACCTTCATCATCTGTAAGGCGAGTATCGCTTGCACTTGGAACATGGACATTCTCTACGCCTTCCATTCCACCTCTAAGTATCTTAATCCTATCATTGATAGGGATTTCATAAACTTCTTTTTCAGCAAACTCCAACACATCGAATATGTAATACCCTTCTTCTGTCTTGATTACATCTGCTTTGAAATCTTCATCAGTTACCTGTTTGAAATTATCTTTGTCTTCATCAGACAAGTCAAATGTTTCAGAACTAACTTCATCATCTTTCTTTTCTACAAAGCCCCTTTCACCTTCCGGCATAGCAGAAACTATCCAATCACCTGTAAATCCACGAAGATGCTCTAAGTCATCAAGTTCAAAGATACGATGCATAGGTTGTAATGTGGGCACTCCTTTTCCAAGTTCCTTTCTAATAATGTCAGGGTTAGTCAAATCTGCAAGATTAACATCTGATTTATTAGTAGAGTGATGGTCTTGGTGCCTTGTCTCACCTACACTATTAGGTTTGAATTGAGCGCCCATTCTTTCAAGAGTAGCCAAAGCGTCTCTTGCTTCCTGATGTTCCGGTCCTCTAAGCATCCTCAACCATTCATCGGGAGCAACTGCATTCCAAAAACTTTCCAGTGGCTGAACTAGCCTTTGACTATGACCTTGAGGTACTGGTCTGATTGCGACTTCTCCTGTCTTATGATTTATTTTATAGTCAAAGTTAGGGTGGAATTCATCACCAAACTCGTGAGCAAAACCAGCGGAGTTGTAAAGACTGTGTACTGAGTGTCCATCAGGACTAACTGGTCCTACAGGAACATCTGTGATACCAGTGCGAGTTAAGCCAGCAGAGGATTCGACTTCGGGAAATGCTGTGACTATACTATTTAGCCTCTGTAAAGTTTGATAATACTTGTCTACCTTGTCATCTAATTTCTTATTCTTTACATTTCCAAATTTAGGAATTTTGACATTACCTTGGAAGTCATACAAATCTTTGTCAGTTGCTCTATGGTCTGTACTCAAAGCAGTATGAAGATGCATACCCACTTGCTGGTTCTTGTCATTGTTTTGTATAGTTCTGTAAAGTCCCAAAACCTTTTGCCTTAAGTCTTCATCTACACGCTTGTTACTGTCTTTTAGTAAAGAACCTATATCAACATCAGGATACATTTGTTCAAACAACTGCCTAACTGTCATTACAGGAGCATTGATTTCTCCAAACTGACCTAAGCGACTCATCAATTGA